CAGTCACAGGAGCTGCTGCGGCCCCCAGCCCATATCCAGCGGGCGCCTTATTAGACAAAGCCGTCGCAACGGTCTCCGCCTCCGGCTCTCCGCTCACCGGGATCTGTGTGGCGTTGTAGTCCCCGGACTGGGGCACCACCACGCCACGCCGGCCATTGAAGGAGGTCACGCCGTTTTCTCCCGCCGGACCGGTGGGGCCTGTTGGACCAGCCGCTCCGGCGGGCCCCGTTGGTCCTGTCGGGCCGGCCGCACCGGCCTGTCCGCTGGGCCCCGCAGGTCCTGTCGGGCCGGTGGGGCCGCCTGCCGGTCCCGTGGGCCCCATTGGCCCCGCGGGACCTGTGGCTCCGGTTTCTCCTGTCGGGCCTGTCGGTCCCGTTGGCCCGGCTTCTCCGGCAGGGCCTGTCTGCCCCTGGGCTCCTGTGGGGCCGGTGGGACCTGCCGCTCCGGCCGCGCCTGTCGGTCCAACCGGCCCAGTTGGTCCGGTTTCTCCAATGGGACCTGTCGGCCCCTGTGCTCCTGTGGGTCCGGTGGGACCCGTCTCCCCGGTCTCTCCCTTCAGGGATGCCAGGTATTCCTCCTCCGTTCCCTTGAAGCCGTGCTTCACCGCAAGGCCGTAGGCCGAAAGATAGTAGGGAGGGTTGTTGTACGGCGGTCCGCTGCGCTCACTCCACCTCATGCCGTCTCGCCTCCTCGCCGTAATATCCCTCCGCAGGATCGTATAGCTGGCAGAACCAGCACACAAACGCCGTGTACGCGCTGTTGTAAATGGTCATGGAGTCCGCGTACTTGTTATACTCTCCGTTCTCCGCGTCGATCCTGGCCTGCAGATACAGCGGATAGAGATCGTCGTAGGGAGGATCCACCAACAGCTCCCGGTCCATATCCGCCGGATATTGCAAGTCCAGCTCCCGGATCTGCGCCGGCGCCATCAAAAAGACCTCCGCCTGCAGGCAGCCTTCCATGCGGCGCAGCCACTGGAACTTCGTCTCCTCGCTGAAAGCGTTGGGTTTCACGGCATCCGCCGCCGCGATGGCATCCTTGACCTTCATTCGTATCCGCCTCCCTTGTTTCCCACATAGAAGCGCATGTTCTCCAGCAGCCGCGGGTTGTCCGGTTCCTCCAGCAGCGCCTGCTCTCCGTATGCTCCTGCCGCCCGCAGATCCCCGATCCGGTAGCAGGCATACGCCATGGCGTCCCAGGGATAGGCGCCCCAGGCCCTGTCCTCGTTGATATAGAAGCCGGACCGTTCGGTGATGTCCACGGCCCGCCGGCCGTAGTAGACCACGCCCTCCCAGTCCTCCGCCGCGTAGGCTGCCTCCTGCGCCTGTACCCAGGGCTCCCGCAGCTCCGGTGCCTCTGCGATGGCCCGCAGCGCCCACACCATGCCCTGCCGCCTGTCGCCCATAGACAGATAGCACCGGGAGAGAAAGCGCATGGAGGCGCACCGCTCCGGCTGCCACACGGCTCCGGGCATTTCCAGGTGGCGCTTCAGCACCGGGATGGCCTCCGCGTACAGTCCGTGGAACATATACTCCCGCCCCAGATAGTGGGCGTTCCGGTCGTCCTCCGGATCCTCCCGGACGGACAGTTCCAGCAGCGGCAGATACTCCGCCCGGCTTTTCTTCGGGTCCGGATAGTGCTCCAGCACGATCTCCGGACATACCGCTGTCTTCCAGGTGCGCTGCCCGTCTGTCCTCCGCAGCACTTCATGTACCGGATGATGCCAGCGGAACACGCCGGGGGCGTGGATTTTCTCCTGCAGGAACGTAGTGCCCGGCGTTCCGCGGGGGCCGAAGCTCCAGATATAGGTGTACCGGAGCTGTTCTGCTCCCGGCTCCCAGGCATTCTCCAGCAGCTTCCGCCAGCCGGGCCGAAACACCTCGTCCAGGTCCGTGCACACGCAGATGTCCGTGTCCGGCGGGATCAGCTCCATGGAGCGGTTGCGGGCCGCATCAAACCGCCAGGGGCTGACAGCCTCCTGCCGCACCACGGCGCCCCGGTCCGCCAGCTTTTCCACGGTCCGGTCCGTGCTCCCGGTGTCCAGCACGCACACCCAGTCCGCCTCCCGCATGGAGTCCATCCAGCGGTCCACGAACTGCTCTTCGTTTTTGGCGATGGCGTACACGCAGATTTTCATGGTTGCCTCCTTGTGGAAAAGCGGGCGGAGGCGTACCTTCGCCCGCTTCGGGTGTTGCTTAGTCGGGGAGCTCTTCTCCCGTGGAGATGCCGCCGATGGCGGCGAACCGCCAGTCGTTGAACGTGGCGTTCCAGCGGGAACGGCCCCGCCACACGTTGGCGTCGGTGTTCTCGTCGATGGTGCTCCGCACCGCCAGCGGAATCCGGTCGTTCCACACAGCGCCGCCGTACTGCTCGTTGTACTTGCTGTCCAGCAGGATCCAGGGCGCGGTGCCGGCCGTGATGAACTTGTTCAGATAGGGCCAGCAGATCACGGTCCAGCGGCCGAACTGATAGTTGAAGGCGTTGTTGCTGGTGGCCGGGTCCTTGTCGGCGCCGATGGCCGCGAACACATCCTTCTTCAGGCTGGCCAGATCGGGGATCAGGATGGTGTCCGGGGACACGTCCAGAATCTCCTCCGTGTCGCCGCAGAAAATCTGCATGGCCGTCTCCATCTGGCCCAGGGCATCCACGGAGAAGGCGTCCTTGAACAGGTTGCACTGGGCGGGGCCGGACACCTTGGCGGGGTGTGCCGCGGAGAACAGCGGCTGGCCGTCCGCCGTGGTGATGTCAAAGGTCTTGCCCTTGAACTGCGCCGTAGTGGCCGCCTTGATGGCGCCGCCGTACAGGGCCGCGCCGAACAGTTCCCGGGTCCGGTGATAGCTGGTCATAAAGGCCCCCGGCTGCTTGCGCAGGTCCATCAGCTTGGAGTCCTCGATCATCTCCTTGGAGATGGAGAAGGAATCCTTCCAGGTCTCATACACCAGCAGCTTCTGATAGCCCTCCTGCATGGAGTCCTCGGGATAGGCGCCGTTCTCACCCACGGGCTCAAAGCCCGCCATGGCGGTCATGCTGGTCAGCAGGTCGCCGTAGTTCTCGGATGTACCCATCAGGAACAGCCGCTCCACGACGCTCTCCTGCTCGAAGGCCTCGCCCCGCTTCTCCAGGAACATCCGGATGGGGGCCTGGCACTTGCCGTACACGCTGTCATTCAGGCCAGACCCCTCGGAAAATGTAAGTCTAATAGGCATTGTCTTGTTTCTCCTTTCTCGGCAGGTCGGTGATTAGCCACCGCCGCCCGCCGCGGGCTTCGGGTCCACGAATCGGCCGCGAACGATGCTGCCTGCCGTGGTGCCGTCCAGGCTGACCACCTCAAAGGTGCCGTCCCCGGCGCCCACCTGCGTGCCGCCGCTCTTGACCACCAGCCGACTGCCCGCCACGGTGCCCGCGGCCGCCGCCTGCAGGGTGGTCTCATAGATCACGTCCCGGCTCGTCCGGGACACGGGGATGGGGGTCCCCGCGGTCTCCACCTTTACCTCCGCGTTGCAGATGTAGGGGGGAGTGGTATCCAGGTCCGCCGCCACGGCCTCCAGATGGCCGGTGGTGGCGTCCAGGTTCAGGGCCTGCCCCACGTGGTAGGTGCCGGCCTCCGCCGGCAGATACTCCCAGGGGAGCACAGCCCCGTTGTCGCTTTTCCAGGGCTGAAACATGGTTTCCTCCTTTTCACGCTGCCTCGGTCTCCCGGGGCGCCGCTCATTTCTTGTGCTTGTTGTACCAGGCGGTGATCTCCGCCTCCGTGGCCGTCGGATTGAAGAGCTTGAATGCCTGCATCTCGTCCGGCGGCACCGTGGCCGCCCCGGTCCCCTGGGGGGTCCCGGTGCCGGTCAGGTGGTCCTTGCCCCTGGCGTTGTTCATGGCCTGCTGCCGGGCCGCTTCCGCCCGGGCCGCCTGCAGCCGGTCAAAGTTGGCCAGCCGGTAGGCGTCCAGGAAGCTGTTGCCCTTGCGCACCAGGTCGTAGAACGCCTTGGCGTCGGGCATGGACAACAGGTCCTCCACCGTGTTGATAGCGGGGTCCAGCTTGTGGATTTCCGCGAGCTCCGCGTCCACCCGGGCCTTGGCCTCAGCCTGTCTGCGCTGCTCGTCCTCCGCCGCCCGCTGCTCCTGCTGCTTTTTCAGCGCCTGGATCGCCGGCGTCTGTTCCACCGCGGACCGCAGGGCCTCCGGTGTCAGCTTCCCGGCCTTCAGGTCCTTCTGTAGTCTGGCGGCTTCATAGTCCGCCTGCCAGGCGTCAAACTCCTCCAGGGTGGTGATGGGCTTGCCGGTGACGGTGTTTTTCATCCCCGCCTTGGCAAAGAAGGCCTCCATCTGCCCTTTGGTTCTGGCCCTCTCGTCCTCCACCGCCATTTTCACGGCGGCGTCAATGGCGGCCTGCTGCTCTTCCCGCCGCCGGCGGGCTGCATTCTCCGCCCGCTGGGCAGCCGTTTGAGGCTCTGCCTCATTACGGATGCCGCGTCCCCCTTGCGGGGGCTGCTCCTTGGTCTGCTGGGCGGGCTCTCCTTCCTGCCCGCCCTCTGCCTGGGACGCTCCGGAAACGTCCCTGGCACCGCCGGCGCCGCCCTGGGCCCCACCGTCTCCCTGATCCCGGGAGGGGTCCTGCTCCTGGGTCTGCGCCGGCTCCTGGGCTTCGCCCGTTCCGGGCTCCGTGCCCCGTGCCTGTCCTTCCTGCGCTCCCGGTTCGGCGGCTCCCGGTTCGTTCCCGCCTGCGGGCTGCTCCAGCCCGAACGCAGCATACAGATCGCTCTCTTCAAATCCGGCCATAATGCCTCCGTTCCGGCCTCTGGCCGGCTGCCATTTTCCCGCTGTTGGCTTGCGTAATGGTGGGCCACTCCCGGCCCCGGATTATTCGATCTCCGTTACTTCTTGCCGCTCCGGAGGTCGTTGCCCGTCTTCACTGTGCCCTTCTTGGACACAGTGGTCTGGATGGGGGCCTGTACCACCTGGGGCCCGGAGTTCTTGATCCGGCCCACGTAGCCGAAGCCGCCGCGCTTGCCGCCGTTCTTCATGCAGGTGCCGCCTCCTTTCTTGCAGATTGAGATTTTCCCGCGTTCTCATGCGTTCGTCCTCACGGACTCCATATCGCTCAATTCCCCGTGCACGGGGAATATCGCTCACTCCGTCGTTCGTCCTCTTCCCACCACGCCCCGCGTGGTGGGGGCCCTTTTACCTACCCGTCGGCGTCTGATTGCCTTGGTTGACTGTGGATGCGGCGTCCCGCCGCCCTCGCTGCTGGGCCTGCATGGCCAGTATCTGGAGCTGTATCTGCTGGGCCTGGGCGGCCTGCTGCTGTTCCCGCCGCAACCGCTCTTCCAGGTATTTCTTGGTGGACCCGGCCCCGGGGTAGTGCAGCTCCTCCATCTTGCTCCAAAACAGGATCAGCGTCTCCGTGCTGCTGGGATCGCCGAATGCCCCGGTCTGCAGGTTCATCCGAGTCTCCTGCCACATGGCCTCCCGGTTGGAAGCCAGCGGGGCAGAGGTGTCACAGCTGAACAGGAACTGGTCGTCCCAGTAGAACTGCCCATCCTCGTCCTGCTTCAAGAAGTCGTACCGGCTGATCTCCTCAAAGACCGTGTTCCCCTCGTTGTCCTTGTAGCTGATGGGCCGGGGCTCGTCCGAGTACGCCAGCCAGAACTTGAACATCAGCTCGAACAGCTGGGCGTATGCCGCCTGCTTCATGGTCCGCTTGCTCTCCAAGCGCCCCGCCGCCTGTGCGGCGGAAAACTCCTTGGCCTTTCCGCTGGTGGCCGTTGGGTCCGTCCGGCCCTGGAAGCTGTCTGTGATGCCCAGGACCTGCCGGGCCTCTTCATAGACCGTCGCCAGGTACGTCAGCTCGTACTGCAGGTCTCCGGAAAACTGGTACACGTCGATCATGGCCTTGTCGGCCGGGGAATCCAGGAACCATCGCTCTCCGTCCACCGGGTCCGTCCGCAGCGTCGCTTTGGCCGGCAGCGTAATCCGGGTCCCTGCCTTCACCAGACGGTCGATGATCTTTTTTTCCATGCGGTTGGTGGTGTTCTGCTGGTCCTCAATCACGTCCACGTCGCTGTTTCCCAGCAGTTGGCCATAGACGCTCACGCTCTTCTGCAGCACCACCGGGAACACGTCCGGCCGGTAGAAAGGGATCCGGGTAGGCCGCATGACCGACCGGCCGTTCTCGTCGATCTCCGGATGCTGGCCCGGAATCGTCAGGCCGGAACTGTTGGTGATGGGCAGGATCACTTCTTCGTACTCCTGCTCTTTGGTGGTCCAGTTCGTGCTCCCGCACCATGGGCATGGTCCGCCGTCGTACCGTTCTGCCTCAGCCTCCGGCGGCTCTGCTGCCACCTCCGCCGCCATGGCTTCCAGGCCTCCGCCGATACCGGCCGCCACCTCCTGCGCCAGCTGCAGGGCCAGGGCCCGGCCCGCGATCTGCTTCCTGGTCTCCGCTGTCTCCGCCACGGCCTGCCGGTTCTGGATGATCTGCCCGGGGAGGGGGCGTACCCGGCCGCAGTGGGCACAGACCGGCACACGCCGCGCCTGGTAGTTCTCCAGGTCCTCCAGCTCGATGTCGTTGACCCACACATAGCGGTCGATCCCGCCCTGGTCGTTTTTGGCGTAGCCGATGTACATCGTCACAGCGTCGTCCGCCGTGTCTTCATCGCCGGTGCCCCGCACCTGGGGCTCCTGCTCGCCCTCGTTTTCCACATTCACGCCGTACCGGCGCCGGATGCTCTCCTTCGTGGCGGCCTGGCGGACGATGAACCAATCCATGTCCTGGATGCCGGTGTAGATGCCGGGCTGCGGGGCGAACTGCTTCGGATGCAGCATCGCCACTTCCTCTTCGCCTACCGTGTCGTGGGTCCGCTTCCGGTTGTCCCAGGCCACCAGGAAGCCTACGCCGCCCTGGATGGGGACTGTCCGCTCCGCCTGGTCGTTGATGGTCTCGAAGGGCAGGCGGTCCAGCTCGCAGCGCAGCCAGTGCTCGATCTTGTCTGCCAGCCCCTCGTCCTCCTTCCGCCGCGGCGTCACCTTGGGGGAGGGAATGGCGGAGGAAACCTGACTCTCAATGTTCTCAAAGACGATATTCCGGATATGGGGAGCCTTCTGCCCCTCATCCCCCTTTGTCAGGGCGCGGAGCTCCCGGTCCCCGCTGTACAGGTGCTCCCGCCGGTCCATGCGCTCCATCTCCGGCTTCCAGGCTGCGTCGCTGTCCGCCAGCCTCCGCTGCCAAATATCCAGTTTTGCCGGCCTGACTGCCGCTTTTCTCGTTTTCATCGTGCTCTCCTATCTCCGCGGGGTACCCCAGAGTTTCAGCAGGAGCTCCCGCCCCTGGGGGTCCGCCCGGTCAAAGTCATCCCACATATCCTGCGTCCACACGGCAGTCCCCGCCGCCGCGGTCCGCTCCACGCTGGTCCGCTGCTGAACCCTGATCTTGTGGGCAATGGCCAGCGCCATCACCAGATCGTCGTGAGCGCCCTCTTCCGCCTGTGGTTTCCAGTTTTCGTCATAAATGAACGTCAGCATCTCGCCCAACGTCTCGTAGTCATTGATGGTCTCCAGGTGCTCCCTGGCCGCGTCTTTCAGCCCATCCACAATCACCGGCCTGGTGACGGTCGTGGTCTCAAAGCCAAAGGCCGGCACCATCTTTCCGGTGTAGTTGTCCAGGCGCTCCCGCACGTACAGGTTCGGGTATCCCAAATCCTCCAGTTTCATCTCCGGGTACGTGGAGTAGTTGGTCTCCACACCGATCAGGGCGGTGTTGTAGTACATCCCCAGGCAGTACATCTGCTCGGCGTACATCCGCTCCCCAAACTGGTGGTGGAGCACCGCCACCTGCTCTCCCGTCCGGTTGTCCAGCACCTGGCCCACAAACCAGTCGCTTCCGGTGCCGGCAGTGTCCCCGCCGATCACATAGGGCACGCCGTTCTCCGGCTTTTTCAGGATGCGGACAGCGCCTCTTGGGTCCCGTACCCAATCCCAGCCGACGATTTTTCCAGCTGCGTCTTTCCTGGGGAGCTCCCGCACCTGCTCCCGCCGCAGCACGATCTCCGCCTTGTCGAAGACGCAGCGGCCGGTGGAAATAAACGCCTCGTCCGGTGTGGACGGGTACTCCTGATGAAACAGATCCAGGTCTCCGCCGCAGTTAGCGGCGATGCACCACCGCCGCCAGGCCAGCTGCTCGTCGTCCAGATGGAAGGTTTCGGCCAGTTCCTGCTCCTCCGGCGTCCGTTCAAATCCCGGGGGAGGGGTCCGGCGGTATTCCTCCATCTCGTACCAGGCAAAGAAGATGGGCAGGTAGCCGTCCTCGCCCCGCCGCTGGGCTTCCACCGCCGCGTCCCACCGATTTTTGAACTCGTCGTATCCGTTGGCGGTGGATTCGATGATAATCATGGTCCCCGGCTTGTCCGGCACCGCCTGGGACAAACCCGCCAGCGTCTCCCGCTTGTCTCCCGGCCAGAAGGCGAACTCGGACAGGTGGAGGCACCGGAGCGTGGCAGATCGGCCGACACCGCTGCCGCCTGCCGTGGCGCACTTGATGGAGCTCCCCAGGCCCGGCCGGCGGCCCTTGTAGTGGGCCGGCTTATCAAAGACCAGCTCGTGGGCGTTGCTTGCCTTCCGCATGGGTTTCATCGGCTCCGGCAGATTCTCGTAGTAACGCAGGGACATTCGGAACAGGTTGGCGGTGGCCTCGTCTTTGTGTGCGACGATCATGCAGTCGGTATAGAACCGGGTGGCCGTAATAGCGAAAATGATGGCCTCCGTCAGGGTGGAAAACCCCATCTGCCGGGCTTTGAGGACGATGATCCGCACCGGCTTTCCGGCGTCCCACTGGGATTTGACCGCCTGGTACATCCGATCCTGCGGCTGATTGAGCCGCAGCGGCATCAGGGTTCCGTCCTTCGTGCGGATTTTCAGGAACGTCTCGATATACTCCCGCACGTTCAGGATGTTCATAAACTGCCACCCCCGCCGGCCTCTTCCAGCTTCTGCAGGTATTCCTCGATCCCCTTGCTGGAGAAGTCCAGGTCGTGCCGCTCCCGGTATCCGTAGTTGTTTTCCAGGTTGAAGACAATTCCCTTGATGTCTTTGCCGGGCCGCGTCAGCAGCTCCCGCTCGTTCCACGCCTTCATCCGCTCGTAGACCTGCTGGGTGATCTCCACGAACTCCGGGTTTTTGTCCGGGTCCCGGTAGTTGGCCCAGGTGCTCCGGTCGATCTCCAGGAACTCGCACAGCGCCGCGATCTCCGGCGGCACGATGTACTCTGTGACCCAGACTTCCTCTTCCAGGGAGTTCTTCACCGGCACCTGTTCAAAAATCATGTGCCCTTTGTCGTCGTACCGGCCGGTGGGCACTGGCTCTGTGATGCGCACCTTCCGGGTGATGGAAGCAAAATACCGCTCTACATCCCTTTTAAGCGTCCGCGGCGTGTACTTTCTGGGCCTTCCCACGTCCTCGTCACCTCCGCATCTCCCGCCCCGGTCTCTAATACCAGTATAACAGGGTGACCATGCGTCGAACCGTCAACTTTTTGAGCGCAAAAAAACGCCTGTATCCCTTGTCCTGCAAAGGATACAGGCGCATTGTCCCCTCGCGCGCGCAGGTGCGCGCGTGTACGCGCGTGCGAGGGCATACCCGCCCCCGTGCGCGCGTTGTCGTGTCGAAAAATTCCACGGCTTTCAGGCCCGAGGAAAATTCCCGGGCCTCCACCGCCTATTCCGTTTTTCCCGTCCTTCCAGGCGGCCGTCGTCCTCGCAAAGTCCGCTTAGCTCCGTTTCCTCCTGTGGAGATTGGGCAGCCGTCGGGAGCTTTGCTTCCATACGGATGCCGCATACCCCTTGCGGGTAAAACTCCGCCCGCTTCCTTGCACCCCAAGGGCACTTCCGCGCCCCTATTCGGGGCTTGGGCGCTCGTCCTCTTCCCGCCGGACCCGCTCCGCTGGGCTCCGGCGGGAACCCTTCTGCGGTTCTCCGGCAGGATGTACCGAATGTACTGGGACAGGCCGGGGTGGTACGCCTCCCGAAACAGTAGCACGCCGCCCTTCGGCACGCGCACCTCCGCCTCGCTCATGGCGATCCGGTCCTTCGGCTCCACCCGGAGCAGATTCCGGCTGGAGATGTACTTCTTGTGATCCGGCACCCGCCGCACCTGCCGGATCAGGTAGGAGGCCAGGGGCGTGTAGTCCATCTGCGGGGAGAGTGGCTTCCAGTCCACGCCGCCCAGGCCCGCCCACTTTTCCACGAACACGTCCCGCACCGCCTGGTCTACCACCAAGTGATGATGCACCCGTACCGTCTCCCCGGTGTCTCCGTCCATGTCGGAGGTGACGGCCACGTACCGCAGCGGGAGTCCCAGCTTGTCCAGTTCCCGCTTCACCCGCCGGATCATCAGCTGCAGCTCGTGCTCTGCCGCCGCCCGCATGGTGTCCAGCCGCTCTTCCTCGGTCTCCATGGGCAGGCCCTGCCGGAGAGCCCAGGCCTCCAGCCGCGCCAGTCCCTCGTCCGAATAGTCCAGGCCCACCAGCAGGTCGCCCTCTGTGAAGTTC